CTCCATTCCGCTCCACAGCCAACCGGGCAATCCAACTTCCACTCCCGGTTCCCAACGACCACGACGCCTAGCTTCGTCTGCCGTCTCATGCGGTCCTAGTGCTAAGCTCACGCATGCGCTTTCGAATTGAATTCAGTAGGCCCTGAAGCCCCTCGGCGGCTGTCTCCCCGGACTCGAGGTATTGATACCGGAAGCTGCCTCAGCTCTCCGGCCACGTAATGCGGCGGGGACGGATCCTAACGATAGACGCCAGCCCGAGATCGCCATCTCGGTCACCGTTGCCGCAACGGTGCATCCTATGAGATCTTATGCGCCCCCAATTGCTCCTTCGCTGCCTCCGCGAAGCTGTCGATGATCTCGGCCATCGTACCTTCCGCGACCACCTCATCGATGAACTCGAAGGCGTTCGGTGCCTCGTCGTCTTCGTGCGTCAGCAGCATCTGTCCGATCTTCTGGTAGGTGACCCGGATGCCCAGTTCAACATCCATGTCGCCTTCCATCTTGCGACAGAAGTAGATCTCGTTACGCCTCGGCTCGACATACCCCAGCGACGACTGGCGCGAGATGTAGGTCTTGACGACCGCCTTCTTCTCGAGATCGTACTCGATGATCTCGATGTCGGCGTCCTCGTTGAGGTATTCCAAGGTGTAGATCATAACAAACTCCAATTGTGGTGCGCCCGAGAGGACTCGAACCTCTACAGCCTTTCGGCCACAGCCACCTCAAGGCTGCGCGTCTACCAATTCCGCCACGGGCGCATATTCATTGACGACGGACGTGGGCGCTACTCACCACACTCCAGTAGACCTCGCTGCAACCAATGCAAGCTCGGACGGTCTGCGGGTTCCTTTCACTGGGATGTCCACCGCTATATCGTGCCGGTCCTCCGCGCATATACCGGCCCGTCGTCAAACCTTAATAAGTGGTGGGTTTCTGTTGCCAAGTACCCACCGAACTCCGAATTACGCCGCGAGGCGCAGATCCATGACACCGTTATCGTTATCGTTGGCATCTATACGTTTTGCGACGGTCGCAACCCTGCTCATCTCCAGCCACCATTCGCCGCCAGTCGATCCTGTTTCAGGCCCATCAAAAACTCACTCGACGACCCCTTGCGAGGAGGTTAGCCGGGTTGCACCCTTCCAATCCACCACGGGCCGAAGCTACTGGGTTGTACCGGAGAGCGAGCTTTTGGTGGACCTGCAGGGCACCGCCCCCTGGTCCTGATCGGTTATCGTTGTCCATCAACGACAAGCAATGTATTTATAAATCTAAACAAATTAGGTGTCAACGTTCTTTTTGCGTTTCTTCGGTTTCTTCGTCTGACACGAAGGGAAGAAACGTCTGGCCTGTGCGGTGTACATGACGTTGAGGTCGTTGCCCCGACGCAGACCGCCGTGGGTATCGATCCAGCCCTGGATATCGGCTGGGTAGGACGGGGTGTAGTCGAAGTACCCGAACCCGATCGATCCGAGATGGAAACCGAAGATGGCGTTGTCGGTGATGCAGACCAGACCGGCGTCCCTCATATCGACGGCCATCAGGGTACATGCCGAGATGCACTGGCCGTCGATCTTGAGGAGCTGACGCCTCTTGATCATCTCCTTGGCGGCTTCCCGGAACTGATATTCGAGGCCGCCGGGACTGTCGCCGAAGACACAGGGGTTACCGCACGCCTTGATCGTGGTCAGCGGCCTGGGATCGAATGCGTTGGCGCTGGAGAAGTAGGTGTTGGCGTTCATGGAAGCCAGCACGGCGATGGCGATGAGGACGACGAATTCCAGTAACCGCTTCACTTCGATATCTCCAATGCCTTTTCCAGGGCCACGATCTTGCGTCGGCGGTTGGTACCGTACCATGCCGCCACCAGTCTGGTGTTCACCGAGTTGCCCAGGACATGATCGATGACGTAGAGGACGGCATCGAAGATCTCCCACCAGTTCTTGGCGTCGAACTTCTCGATGTACTCCAGGGCGGTATGTCCCGGCTTCGACAGGTCGGCCTTGCCCGCAGTCGGGAAGACCAAGCGCAGATACCTCTTCACGGTGTTGGCGTGAGGGATCGGCCGCTTCAGCAGGACGCTGACCTTGTGGCTGTAGTCGTCATAGTCGTGCTCGAGATCGGCCATGACCTGTTGGGCCACGACAGGATCGAACTCCTTGGCGTGATAGATCCGCACCGATGAATCGGAGAGGAACGTCGTCCAGGTCTGGAGATTGATCTGTACCGAGCGCAGCTCGATGGCCCGTCCGTATTCGTGCGGACTCGTGAACAGGACGAATGGCACCACCGGCTTGATGTCCGTCTCGGCTTCGAGGCTGGGCTGGAAGAACTTGCCCTTCGGCTTGTAGGCGAGCGCCCACACCAGCCGGCCGCCATCGAAGGAGCCGGCGGTATGGATCACCATCCCAGAGGTGGTCAGGAAGTCCTGGAAGCTGTCGAACGCCTCGTCGTTCCGGACGGGATTCCAGATGTTCGGCGCGATGTCGAAGAAGTGCTCTCCCGGCATCTTGACGACGGCGGAATAGGGCACATCAACGTAGCGCTGGCCGATCTTGTAGCTCAGCCTGAACTTCTCGATCTCCCAGTCAAGATGAGCCTGACGCAGGATCTCGCGATTCGACTGGTTCGGAGAAATCGGGTATCCGACCCCTTCCCACGGCGGCTTGATGTCAACCATTGTATCCTCCATAGTTGCCATCATCCGCTATTTTCAAAATTCTATCAACTACTATTTTCAAAATTGTTCAATAAAAAACCCCGCCGAAGCGGGGTTTCTCGGACGTTTTCGACCGTCAGTTGATGAGGAACTGGTACTCGCCGTTCTCCCACTGTCGGACCCGTTTCTCCGCTTCGGCGCGATCGCTGGCCGGGAGCGAGAATACGATGTTGCCGTTCTCGCGGAGGATGACGGTGTGGGCGGTGGCGTTCTCATCCTCGAAGAGGATCTCGGCGGTCTTCATGTTACCTCACGGTTGCGGCCAGGATCATGGCCTTGGCTAGAAAATTCTTCTCGGCGATGGCTATCCAGTGAGCGTGGATTCTTTCGTCACATTCATCCCAAGTCACGCCGGTGTCCTGTTTGGCAGCAGCTTCGGAGTAAAGCCACTTCGCCTCTTCGAGGATTTCCAGTTCGTGGTCTGGGTCGGAATGCAGCAAGAATGCCCAGCACAGGACGCCGACGACGATCAGTAACGCGATGATTAGGACGAACTCGAGCATGGTGACCTCCCTATTGAGATCACTCTGTTATACTATCTAAACAAAATAGTCAAGAGAAGGACAGGTTCATCCTGTCGAGGTGATTGGAGTAGAGATCGAAGAGCACGACCTCCTTCGCCCTGGCCTCGATCTCCCACGGGAACGTCCAGTACCCGTTGCGATCGCTGGGATCGTAGCGCCGGTTGTCCTTCCAGCGCCGGCTCAGTTTGGACTTGTACCCGAGATCCTTCATCTCGCCCCGAGCGAACTGCTTCACATGGACCAGTTCGTGGGCCAACGTCTTGAGCGACGTTGCGCGTGTCAGTACCGGATTGACGTGGACCGAGAAGTCCCGCGGCAGATGGTTGTTCTTCTTCCACAGCACCTCTCCGTAAAGGAGGGCGTGTTCGTGTTCTTTGCGCTTCAGGTTCGAGATCGAGATGACGATGTTGCTCGCCAACCTGGTCCCGACCAACTCATTCAGAAAAAACGAAGTCGCGTACCGCTGTTCCTGCTTGGTAACGTGCGAGGCGTTACCCCAAATATTGACTTGAACCACTTCCGTCTCCTGCCTGACCCGATTGGGGCCTCCCATCATTCCTAGGACGGACGAGGAGCAGCTTGTATCTGCCCCGCACCCGTTAAACAGTATTGGCCCGTTCGAGGGTCGTAGCGCCCCGTTAGAAGCCACCGGCCGGCGACGGCCGCGAAGACATAGTCTGTATCCACTCCCTTCTTAGTAGCTCCACTGAGGAGTACCTTGAAACCCGGATTACTACCGAGAGCTGCAGTGAACTCTTCTTCCGAGAGGCACTGTGTCTTTACGGTACCAACTGTGGCCGTGATGCTCGGAGCGAATCGTTCCGCTTCGGCCCTAGCTGGCGATGACACAAGTAAGTGATTTACCGCACAGAGCACAAGAGAAATTTTCAGAACACTGTGGAAAAGTTGCGTTCTTCGAAGATTTTTTTGACACATGGACGCCACTTTTCTGTTTCTTGAACGAAAACAAGAGGTTGTAGTACATTCTCTACGACCATGATGATGACGAGCCTAGGGATATTTATCCGAAAACGGTCCTCGAACATCGTCGCATATGTGGCAGACTGGATGAAGTAATGCGGGATATCAGCGGCATTCTTGACCCGATTGGAACCTTTGAAGTCAATGACGGCCCGTTCACCGTCATACCTTCCGATCAGGTCTGCCCTTCCGGCAGTGCATAGTTTCTTCGAGAAAAGAGGGTACTCGATCCCGAAGATCTTCTCGATGTTGCAATCCAGCACCGGTTTTATACGGAGAAAATATCCGAGGTAACCCGGATGCACCACCGACCGATCGATGGTTTCGTTCTTGAGGTAGCGCTCGCAGAGACCGTGGAGGAAGTTCCCACGGGTGATCGCTCGGGCGGTGATGGCGGCAGCCTCGGCCTCTCCGACCTTGGCGATCCAGCGGTCCTTCCAGGACTTGTCACCGACCTTGCCCAGGATGGTCGTCACGGACTCGTAGCGGTCGCCCGCCGGCGTAGTGTAGATCCGGCCGGTTCCGGGAACGATCTCGTCTTCCAGCTCGATGCGGGGAGCCAGGACGTGCTTGAAGTTGCCGACGATCGGGGGCTGTGTCCGACCGTACGGCATCTCAGATGTTGTTGATGCTGGACTTGTAATGACTGCGCTTGATCGCAGTCAGACGTTCGCGGAAGTCCGCCGGCGGCTTCTTGCGGGAGGCATCGAGCTTCTCCGGCGGAATCAGGGCGGCCGGCGTGTTCGGCATGCGCACGACGTTCGGATTGGACGCCTCGAGTTCATCGGCCTCGGCCATCGTCATGAACTCGGTCCAGGTCTTGCCGGTCTTCTTGTTCTTCCAGTTGTAGTTCGGCATCAGGCTTTGCCCGCCTTCTCGGCCGCGTCACGCTCGGCCCTGGTCGGGAAACGAACGGTCTTCGTGGACTTCGAGACCACCGTGGTGAGACCACGGCCTTCGTTCTCGGCCAGGTGCTGCTGGATCGACTTCTTCGGGGCCGGAGCACCCGGCCTGACGACGCCGGCCATGCGGCCGTTGGCGATTTCCTTCAGAGATCTCACTGTTCTTCCTTCTCCATCTCTTCCATGTCGTGTTTGCGGCGTTTACGCCGACGCTCGGCGTCACGTTCCCGCTTGGTCTGAGTGTCTTCGAAGTCCTCTTCGTCCTCAGACCACCGGCTGTAGCTTCGTCCCATTACGGAGCCGGCTCCCAAAGGCCAGGGAAGGCTTCCAGGACGGCATCGGGGGAAAGCCCGGTGATCTGGCGGTCCTTGACCTGGATGAACAGCATGGCATCGCTGGGCTGCAGCCGCATCAGCGTGTCCAGGAAGCTGCGCTCCATGCGAAGACGCTTCTTGGTACGGACGCGCTCGACCCAGTAGCCCTGGGCCTGTTCGGTGTTGACCTCGAACGGGAGGTAGCGGGGATCGATCTTACCGTACTGCGCCATCTGCATGATCTGGTCGCGATACTTGATGTCACAATCCGCACGAACGACACCATCCACCGATGTCGGCACCATGGCACCACGGTTCTGGTAGTCCTGGACCCATTCGTTGTACTCGGCCCGAGCCGAGGTGAAATCGTTGACCGGGTGAGGCGCGTACGGGCTGGGCTTCTCGCCGCCCTGGACATAGAGGTAGAAGCGGCGGGTCTCCGCCGCGAACATGCCCTCGGTGTCGAAGATCTCGATGCGCTTGAACTCGGGGACACCCTTGGAGAGCAGCCATGTGATCCTGGGATCATAGGTGTACCTGAGAAGGGTGATCAGCGGATCACGGAGCCGTCCGACCGCTTCGGTCCTCAGGGCGGCTACCTGTTCCTGGCGGCTGTCCTTGCTGACAACTTCCGCCACGGCCTCACTCAACGATCTGAACACTAACTCTACCTTCTCCGTTTAGAAATGCGAAATTTCCATCGCCAGCCTACTGAGGCGTTTGGCTATGAAATAGTTGAGCACCTTGCTCTTGTTCTTGCCAGCCTCAGAGTCATAAACCTTACGGATATTTTCTACAATGGGCTGGGGTGTCTGGTCAAGGTCTATGAGCATGACGTTGCGCTTATAGTTTTCGAGAAGGTTCTCTTCGCCGATACCTTTCGGTAGCTCGGCCATGAACTTCTCGAGACGGGGCTTCGTCATGGGCTTCTGTCGGACACCATCGACGAAACACGAACCATGCATCATGATGTTGGGTACGCCGTCGCCGGAATCGCCCTTGATGATCGCTTCGAGCTTGTACCCGGCCGGATCGGTGTGATCGAGGCTGCGCTTGCCGACCCAATCGTACTGCTGCACGACGTTGCCGCCGAAGAAGCCGTCGCCCTGCTGGAGCTGGATGAAGTCGTGGTCGCCCGAGACGATCATGACGGGGCCTTCCGCGTAACGGGAGAGTACGGCGATCACATCGTCGCCCTCGGCACCCTCTACCTGGACGACCCGGTACGGGAAGTGCTCCTGAAGGTCTACGACCATCTCGGCCATGACCTTCTTGATCAGCTTCCAGTCGAGACCGCTGTCCTGGCGGGTCTTAGCCCTCATGGCCTTGTAGTAGGGGAACGCCTCACGCCGCCAGGTTTTGGGATGGTCGCAGCAAAGGACCATGCGACCGTAGTCCTGACGGAACATCACGTTGATGCCACGGAGCTGGTTCAGGATGATATGCCGGACCAGATCTTCTTCGAGATCATCGGTACCACCGAAGCCGAGATGGCCGGCGATCGACGCATGCATGACCTGAGACAGGTCCACCAGGATTGTCATTACAAAAGTTCCGTATTAGACCTGTTCGGTTTCCGGTGAATCCGGTTCGTCGGGTGTATCGTCATCGTTCACAGTCTTCCTGACGAAGATCGGGTCGCCGTTCTCATCATGTTCGAGACTGAGATCCTGGAAGAAATGACCCCGACCGTAGTAGCGGTGCAGGATCGATCGATAGGCTTCCAGAATGACCTTGATGTCCTCTTCGTAAGGAGTGCCGGCACCGTCCTCTTCGTCTCCGATGAAGTCGAAGCCGGCGATCTGGAAGTCCTGGAGAGTGTTCCCGAGTACGACCGACGCAGTTCCCGCGATGTGATTGTCCTGGACATCCTGAAGGAGTGCGGCGACATCCTCATTCGTCTGGGGCCGTTTACTGACGACGGGGAACTTGATAACATTGTCGGTCATTTGGCCCTCCTGGTATTGTTGTAGGTATTTATCAGGAGGGCCTGTTCGTCAGAGGTCGAGAACCTCGAGACGAGTATCGCTTTCACGGACCGGGACGACGATGATCTTGTTCGGAATCCCCATCTGGTCGAGACGTTCGCGGACCGAGGTAGTGAGTTCCTTCACGTAGTCGGTAACCTTCGTTCGGGTCATGCTTCCGACGTTCACATAATAGACCAGGATCTTCATTTGCTTGTATACACCATCACTTCATCTTGAATTTCACGCGGCTCGTCGGCCGCAACGATGCTATTTAGCACCCCTGCCCACGTCCGCTGGCGGTCGTCCCAGTTGTAGAACATGTTGGTGTACATGATCTGGCCCAGGTTCCTGTTGAAGAACGCCTGGGGGTTCGCCTTGAGATCGATGACGGTCTGCCTCAGGACGTTGTAGAACCGCTGAGCATGATGCGACGGATCCTCATGCCACTGGTACATGTGGGTCCAATTGGCGGCCGTCTCAGGAAGCGCAGCGAAGTCGGGATGAACGCATGTCACGCCTGCGGACATCGCCTCGATGAGACAGAGGCACGAAGTCTCCGGCCAGATCGACGGATAGGCCAGGATGTGTGCATCGACCAGGGTCTTGCGGACGACATCGTTCGGCTGGGCACCGTGATAGCGGACCTTCGGGTGTGCCCGCAACTGATCGAAGACCGCCTTGAACCTCTCGTCTTCCTGTGGCCATCCGTAGATCCCGAAGCTTGAGAACACATCGAGTTCGACTTCGGGGAATTCTTCGGAGAGATGTGCGAAAACCGGAGCGAGAATCTCAAGACCGCGATGAGGTGTCGAGGTATAGATCAGACGGATCGGCTCGCCGGGGACGTACGGTTTGCGAGCGGTGGCGTCGATCGGGTTGATCGCGTTCTGGATCGTGATGACCTTCGACGGCGGCAGCCCTTCATAGGAACGAAGGAAGCCTTCCTTCTGCCACGCCGAAACCATGACGATGCGATGCCACTTCGTCCAGCCGCCATGGAGCAGATGTTTCGCCTCGGGATCACCCGGAAGATCGTGCTCCCAGAGGATGCGCCACTTGGTGGGATCCAGGGGCGCATGCACCCGGCTCGGGAAGACCTGGAACTGATCCAGGATCTCGGGACCGACACGACGCTCCATCTCGCGACAGAGCAGCTCGGTACCGCCGTTGGAATTCGCCGAGACCGAATTATAAACCAAACCCAAAGTCAAACTCCTTAGTGATAGAGGGTGCGCATGCAGTAGAACCACGAATTCGTGGCCCTGCATTCATTCCACATGGCACGTTCGTAGACGAACGCCAGGACGAAGATGCCGAGGATGACGGCGATCGTCGCCAGTTCCTTGCCGTGCTTCATCAGATGTACTCCGTGACGTAATCCATGGTGAGAACGACCGTGATGCCGTTCTCTTCGTAGGTGTACTGACCCTTGTCGTTCTTCGTCAGGCCAGGGAAGAAGTCGTTCGTCAGTACCTTGGCGAGCTTCACTTCGTTCAGGCAGTGCCTGATCGTGTAGAGACCATCCTTATGGTACTTGCGCTGGTCCTTGAGGAACTCAGCCAGCTTCTTCGAGAACTTCTCCTTCGGGTTCACCGGATACTCGGGCAACGATACCTTGTTCTGACCGGCGGCCAGCTCCAGGAGATCGTACGCCTTCGACATCAGCTCGCCGGCGAAGTTCATCTTCTTCTTGCCGTCGCGCATGGCGAACATGTCGTCCACGGACGGGAGCGACGACGAACCCTTCACGGCGAACGCCATGCGACGGGCGGTGTAGGTGTCCGAGTTCTCGGCGGACGGCTTCTCGTTGGAGATGCCGCCGTAGACGCCCTTGTCGGAGATGCCGCTGTCGGTGAGGAGCGCGATCTGGTCCTTGTTCATCTTCTCGAAGATGCCGGTCTTCTGGTGGACGACCGACGATTCTTCGACTTGCTTGATCAGGTGGTTGACGACCTTGAGAGCCGCCTCCTCCTTGAGCTGCTTCACGACCAAGCCATGGACACGCGAGATGTCGGCCGAGCCATCGATGTAACGACGGTTGATGATCGGCAGACCGTCGAAGTTCATGACGACGCGGGTGTATTCGCGGTTACCGATCAGCGTCCGGCCCTTGCTCTCCTCGATGATGCCCTGGCCGACGAGATCCGCGAAGTCGGGATCGTCGAAATAGGTGTCGGTGGCGATCAGGAATTCGGCCTTCTTGATGTTGAGGGAGCCGTCCTTCACGAAGGTGTGCGTCCTGAAGATCGAAGCCGGGTACGGGTTCTCCAGTCCCAGACGCTTCGCCGCGTTGGGATTGAGATCGACCTTGCCCTTCACGGGGAAGAGGATCGAGAGGTTCAGCCTCTCCTTGTTCCAGACGAAATCGGAGAACGGCACGGTGACTTCGTAGTCGTCGCGTTTGAACGCGTTGGCCGTGTCGGTGACCTTGCGGCCGATGCGCTGGTAGCCGCCGACGTGCTTGGAGAACGGGACATAGAGAACGTCGCTCTCCATGGGTCCGAGCTTCGCCATCAGATCCATGAAGCAGAACGCATCGGGATCCGGGATGTAGTTCTTGGGGGCCGATCCCGGAGCACGCTCCTTGCCGCGAGCGGCGGCATTGAGGAGGTTCTGTGCGATCGCAGCCTCCTCCGCCGAGAAGGAGTTGATCAGTGCGTCCAGGAGCGGCTTGTCGGCGACCACGGCCAGGGCATCGAGCGCCTTCTGGCGCAGACCGTCAACGTAAAGCTCGGCGGCCAGGGCATAGTGGAAGTCTTCCTGGAGGTTCGTCGGTGTCTTCTGGTGCTTGCTCCTACCCTCGATCATGACCTGCTGGTGCTGGTCACCGTCGCTGACGCGCACGGTGCTGACGTTGCCGTCGCGGTAGATCACGTAGAAGGTGTTGCGGCCGGTCGAGGCGTTGTTGATCTCGACCCACTCGGACTGGACCTGGGCACCGTCATCGCCGAGATACATCACGGTCGTTCCCGGACCCGCCTCGATCACCAGACGGCGACGGGTCATACCAGTGGATGCCGTGATATTCTCTTCCAGAGCGAGAACGAACTTCTCGATGCTGGTGGCATGGACGAAACGGCCCTGGTCGGCGACCC